CGCACCGTACGCTAAAGATGGTGTACGACGCGGATATAGACCCGCACACCCCAAACACCCGATGACTATGTGGGTTGCGTCAAGTTTTGAGAACTACATGTACGTGTGTAAAATTGGAATCGCTTTGACTCTTGAGTACACGCGTAGATATAATAAGGTGCATACATGTGCTCGCCATCTTATGTGGCTTTTGGACAATCGTCCATCTCACTTTGAAGAGCGTCACAGTGAAACTGCATACTATTCGGACGAGGGTATCCCCGAATGTATGCCTGATCAGTATAGACAATCAAGTATTGTTGATGCGTATCAATTGTATTATATGGTTGAAAAGATGTCGTTTGCCCGGTACAAGTAGACATGTTCGGGTCTCTCTTCGGGATCATCATAGCCGAGTGATTTGAGATACTTTGCAGCCTTGTTATTTTCAAAATCAAATAATTCAACGAGTATCATAGGTGTGTATTTTTTAATAGTATTTTCAGCCCCTTTCAATACCTGAAGTTCATGTCCTTCGACGTCTATCTTGATTATCGATGGGACACCACTATAAAAGTCATCCAATTTGAAACATTCGACTTCTGTTTTTGTTTTTTCGTCAGAACCAGATGTCTTATACATACTCGTTCCTCCGTAGTTTCTCAATCCAGTTTTTTCAACCATATTGGGAAGATACATGTCAACAGTTTCCTTTTTATCGGAAAGTGCGTTTGGTACAACAGTTATTGGGTGTTTCAATTTGTTATTCTCTACATTCAAAGTCACAAGTTTATGAAATATAGGTTCGAATGCACAAACAGGTCCATAATCTGAAAACATCAGGGAATTGTATCCAATATTTGCACCTATATCTAAAATTTCTGTACCTTCTTTGTAATGCTTCTCTACATCTTTTCGCATCCATCCATCCCACTCGTATCCCCGAGCTATACATGGACCTATGTATTCGTCGTCGGCCATGTAAAACACATTATACTTTCCGTTATTTACAGCCTTCACTTGAACTTCCATTTGAGTAAAAAGTTAATTAAAACTTTAACTTGTATATAATAAAACGATGTTCAGCGTCGGTCAGAGAGCGGCTCTCCCCGCACCCCCAGTACAAATCAAGCGGGAGCGGGAGTATCATCCACGCACTTACAGTGAGTTTGTTAAAGGTCTCAAGAATGGTGAACTTCCCGAAGTTATGATTAAACCAAACCAAAATTTGGCAGTCTTTGAAGATAACGAAGGCAATTATGGTGATGTTCAAATCATTCAAAATCAAGATCTCTGGCAAACTATCGCTGAAAGTGACGCGAATGTTCGGATTGACATGACATCACCCGCGTCCATTTCCGATGCGATCTCCATGGTGTTTCTATTATCTTTCATTTTTTTCATTTTCAGGACTCTCGTGGGTGGTTCGGGTGGTGCTGGACCAATGAATAACCCCTTTCTTAAGAATCAAGAGTTCAATGCCGAACAAGAAATTGAAACCCGCTTCAGTGATGTTGAGGGGATTGACGCCGCCAAAGATGAACTTGAAGAGATTGTGGATTTTCTTAAGCAACCTGAGAGATACTTTGGAAGTGGCGCCAAGATTCCACGAGGTGCCCTCCTCGCGGGTAAGCCAGGTACGGGTAAGACTCTTCTCGCCCGAGCCATTGCGGGTGAATCTAATGTCCCCTTCATCCAATGTTCCGCCGCAAACTTTGTGGAGATGTTTGTTGGTGTGGGCGCCAAAAGGGTTCGCGATCTCTTTGAAATCGCCCGCGAAAATCAACCATGTATTGTCTTCATTGATGAGATTGATGCGGTGGGCAAGCAACGCAGTGCTGGTGGTATGCCAGCGAATGATGAACGGGAACAAACTATTAACCAACTTTTGACAGAGATGGATGGTTTTGATAATGAAACAGGTATTGTTGTCATCGCCGCGACGAATCGCGTTGATATCCTTGATGACGCGCTCCTTCGTCCGGGTCGCTTTGATCGTAAGATCCAAGTAGCTCTCCCAAGTGTTCGGGGACGCGAGAAGATCTTGGGTGTTCACGCGCGTGATAAGAAGTTGGCTGAAGATGTCAAGTTGAGGAGTATCGCTAAGCAAACGACGGGGTTCTCTGGCGCTGAACTCGCAAATCTCCTTAATGAGTGTGCGATTCGTGCGGTCCGTGATGGTAATGGTGTGATCACAAATGATATTGTGGAAAATGTGTATCAACGCATTGTTGTGGGTGCTAAGGGCGATACAAAGTTTTCCAAACAAAAGAAGGAACTCGTCGCTTATCATGAAGCTGGTCACGCCATCATAGGTGCAATCCTTCCAAATTATGACACTGTCCGTAAGGTTTCTATCATCCCACGCGGCGACGCTGGTGGTGTCACATTTTTCCAACCCTCCGATGAAAATGCCGAGAGTGCGATGTACACAAAGGAGTACCTCACATCTCAAATTATTGTGGCTCTCGGTGGACGCGCCGCGGAAGAAATCATTTATGGCAGAGATCGCATTACCACGGGTGCTTCGGGTGATTACGCACAAGTCTACATGATTGCTCGGGAAATGATGACAACTTATGGTTTCAGTAATTACAATTTTGACTACCGTAAAATGTCTGAGGAAGCAACGCGCCTCGTTGACATGGAAATTGATCAACTCGTGGATCTGTGTTACAAAGAGGCTTTGGCTATTCTTTCTGTACACAAGAGACAATTAGAAGAACTCAAGGATAAGCTCATAGAGGAAGAAATTGTTGATGGGGAGTGGGTCTATGAAATGTTTCACTCAAAGCCTCGCCATGTGCGTGGTGATTTGGATAGCATTGATCATGCTTAAAAATGAGATGTGATATATTCATAAATGAAGTTTGGTAAGATTTATGGTCGCTTCTTCTTGAAGCAGCATCTTGACCAACCAGACGATGATACCCCAGACTTGTGTACGATTTCTGAACTCATTGAGACATATCCCATGTGGTCAGAATGGATTCATCATGTCCCAGAAAAGAGGGTTCAGCTCTACACTATGTTTGAGACTTCGGATGTTCATCCAGATATTATTGAAGAGATGAAACTTTTTGAAAAGGTTATAGTGCCATTTGACTACCTAAAGGACATTCTTGTGAAGCACGGTGTCAATTGTGAAGCGGTTAATTGGTATACATCTCCATTGGTTTCAAAGAAACCACTTGTTGTGACTAAAAGAAGGAATCCAGAAAAGGTTGTATTCCTCTATGTGGGTACAAACGACATTCGTAAAAATACCATAAACTTGGTGAATACTTTTGCGAAGGTTCTTGAAGGTACGAATCATTTACTTATTATGAAAACAGATAACAGGAAGAATCTTTTAGATTCGCCGAACATAAAATATGTCACAGATAAGATTAGCCTAGACGAGTTGGCGGGTTTGTACAATATCTGTGACTATATGGTGTCCTTCACGAGGGGTGAAGGTGTGGGTCTCCCCATGTTGGAAGCGCAGTACTTCAAAAAGCCTGTCATTGCCCATGACCAAGGGGTCTTCCCACACATTAAGAATGAGTCGTGGATTACCCTCCCTTCCCAAGAAGTTCCCATTGACTATACTCATGTTCCCGAGTTTCTAAAGAAGGTGTTCTATGGAACTTGGTGGGAAGTTGACTACGAGAAGACTCAAGAACTCATCATGTCTCTAATCAAATCGTGAATGGTATTCTTTTGTTGCCAACCAATATTCCTAATCTTTGATGCGTCGCCGATAACTGTATCTACTTCGCATGGACGATAAAACTTTGGGGACACCTTAATGAATACTTTGTCATCAACTATACCGACTTCATTTTCAGCTTCACCCTCCCATCTAATCTCTTTACCGACTTCTTTGAGACACAACTCAATGAACCGCCTCACTGAATGGGTCTCACCCGTTGCTACTACATATTCGTCGGCTTCCTCTTGTTGAAGCATGAGCCACATGGCTTCAACATAGTCCTTCGCGTGACCCCAATCTCTCTCTGCGTTTATGTTACCCAATTCAATGAACTCCTTTTCACCCTTCATGATTTGTTTGATACCCTCGGTAATCTTCATGGTCACAAAGTCTGCACCTCGTCTCGGTGATTCATGGTTGAAGAGGATTCCGGAGCACGCAAACAGTCCGTAAGACTCGCGGTAATTTTTGACGAGCCAATGTGCCGCAACCTTTGAGACTCCGTAGACCGAGCGTGGGTAGAAGGGTGTCTCCTCGTTTTGTGGTGACTCCTTAACCTTACCAAACATCTCTGAGGAAGAGGCTTGATAGATGCGGTACTTTGAGGGATACCTACTCTGTCTCACACCCTCAAGAATATTGAGAATACCAGTTGTATTTGTCTCAAATGTATAGTTTGGGCATGTGAAAGATGTATGGACACGGCTTTGAGCTGCCAGGTTATAAATCTCAACTCTGTCGTAATCTTCACAGTCACGGATCATTTTGTGAATGATTGATTGATCAAGGACATCACCCTCGTAGAGTTGGACAGAGGGATTTGTGTTGCCCACGCGTCTCACGAGACACTTGAGATCATACCCCTTTTCCAATAGGAGTTCGCACAGATACGACCCATCTTGACCCGACGCACCTGTGACGATGGCAGCTTTTGTCTCCATTTATATATGGGCTCACTGTCTCTTTAACCAAATTATTTTGAGTGGATATAGTAGATATGAGTGAGAGACCTCGAAGAAATCCAAAGCCTATTCAAAGAATTGAAAATGAACAGGCGGCTAATGTTGAAGCGGCTGCGAAGAGACTTCAGAATCAACGGGTCGCAGCTGCGAAGAGACCTCGAAATAAACAAGTTGCGATCGCGAAGAAGCCCAAAACCACCACTGTTAGGAGTAGAAATACCATTCCAATGACCAAAGGTCCTTTAATAAACAGACTTGAACCTCTTATTGGTCAAGTAACACGTGATGAGGATTTACAACACTTTTTGATTTCTATTTACGATGAAACGTCTAACGATGAGTACACGAAATCTCTATTTGGTGGAAAAACTGAAGAAGAAGCCAAACAGAAGATAAAAGATCATGTAGACCTGTTTTCTAAGAAATTGTACAGAGGTTCTACACCACAGATGACATTCAACCTCAAAGGTGATGACACGATTAATCTCGCATATCTCATGTACTTGGATATGTTACACGATGAAACTATAAAAAAGGATATGACATTCGAAACATTCTGTAATGAAAATATAGAAGTATCTGTAAAAGTACCTGCACCAACCAAGAAAGACAAGAAAAAAACCAAAATGGAAAAGAAAATACAAAAATCACCTGTTTACATACTATTTGCTACGAGTATTAAACCTAAAAAGACAGAATTTATAAAGACTATAGAGGCCTTTTTAGCCGAGGGTGGTAAAGCCGAAGTAGCTGTTAAAAGTAATTTACCTTCTTTTTATCCCAATATATTGAAAAAGGAAATAACTATTCGCCAAGACCAAGTTACTCCAGGTATCTTAAGACAGGGTCATAATATGTTCTTGAGTGTTGACCAAGAAGATGAGAAGGCTACAGTAACTCTTGATATACAGAAAACCAAGTATAAACTTCCAAACGGTAGAGAAGGTAAGATTATATATCCTCTCGTATCCGTGGCAAATCTCATGGACCCCGGTAAAGATATGCTTATAGAAAGTGCCAAGGAAGACAGTAAATATTTCATGCTTGCTTTAAATAACAGAGATATTCGTTCCAGATTGACATGGAATTATGAACTTCCAAAGTTTACCATAGATCACGATAATGGTAGTAGTATAATTGAAGCGTATTACACCAAAGATGCATTGATCATGAATAATGCAAATACAAATAGAAAAACAAAACGTGGTTATGCGTATCTTATAAAGAATAAGAGAGGAAAATTTCGTCTTCCATCTAACATGTCAAAAGCTAAGGCGCAAACTGGATCAACCGGTCAAAAGGTAGCTAAGTTTTTGGGTGATTTTTTACAAGCTCTAACTGTGACTTCATATATCAAAAATAACAAGAATAGCAAGTATCACTATTGTTTAGCAACTGGTGATGCTATGCTTGCAAACAATTTCTTATTTTTGTGTTCCAGAAGTGGTGTATCACCCAATCTTTGGATGGCTACATCTACCAAACAGGTATCAAAGGTTTATGGCGATGTGATTAATCATATTCAAATTGCCAAACCCGCACCCACACTAGTCACAAACGCTCCAAATATGAGTGAAGGAAGTGGAAATACAAATGAGGAAGCTTCATCTGGAAGCAATCGCAGTGCACGTAGTAATAAAAGGGGTATTATTGGTCGGATTTTTGGTAAAGCTTCTAATGTTAATAATAAACCAGCGAACAACCGTGTTCGTAGAATGAATGTTAATAATAAACCATCGAACAACCGTGTTCGTAGAATGAATGTTAATAATAAACCAGCGAACAACCGTGTTCGTAGAATGAATGTCAATAACGCTTCAAGTGTTGCCGGATCAAGTCGTGGAAGTGTTTCCAGAAATAACAATAACAATAATGTTACTAGTAACAATCAACGCGGGCAAAAGAGGGTGAGAAATAACAATGCCAATGTTAATCAACCACCAGCTAAGAAGATAAATGTCACGCGTAACAGATTAATCCAAAATCTTAAAAAGAAAAATCTTCCAAACTTTGTAATAAATGGTCTTGTCAAGAGTTATGATAATAAACAAAAGACTGCGAATCAAATCATTAGAGAAGCCAATAATTTTAGTAAGACTTTTACAATGGGTAAGACTGCACAAAGAATTGGTACCCTTAGAAAAAGATAAACTTAAAAACTATCTCCCCCAATAGACCAAATGGCTCGTAATTACGATACCGAGTCCGACGAAGAAGAACCCGATTTTTTTGAAGAATATGATGAAGCCATCAAGGCTCGTGTGAAATCCCTCAAAAAGATTGAAGATGTATTTGACGCAAAGGCTCTCATTGCCCTTTCCGAGAAACTTCCAAAGACCAAGTTCAAGATCTACGAAGATTTCCAAAAGAAGGCGAAAAAAATTGTGGAAGATATGGACGAGGTCATGAGGGTCTTTGTTGCCGAAGAACTTCGGGAAGAGTACCTGGCACCACAAGAAGATGATGAGACTGTGGTGTGCGAACATTGTGACATCGTTCGTAGTGAAAGTGACTATGTAGATTGTACATGCGATAAAGAGAGAATGACCCAATTCGCAGAAGAGATTGGATGTGACATATAAAATCTTAGGTAAATGAAAATCATCATTCTCAATAAAAAATGTATGTATCAATAAATGGTATGCAAGTGCTGTTCCAAAGATGTTGTTCGCGATGCAGATGCGATATATTCCACCCAGCCAGGAATAATTAAACAAAAATGGGTTCCTTCTAAAACAATTAGAATATATAACAAAAGCAAATATTTTGTCGAATTAGATATTAAGGATAGAAAAGGGACTTTCCTTCGTAGTATGAACTTGGGCGCAATGAATGCAAATGCTGGGTTAGAATTTGAAAATGGAGATCATGACGATATTCAAACTGTTAAAGTATTACCTGGAATGGTAAAAAAGCTTAGAGTTGGAACCTGGTCTTATATGATTACAGCTTATATGAATGGTAAATTATTGTTTAAAAATCGTGTATATAGCACACGACATTATCCTTGTTTTTTTGATAGACATTATGGAGAAGCAGATAGTAAAAGTATTAAAGAAGTTCCTCAAGAACATTTTATTGAACCACCAGAAACTAAAACAGAAACAGAAACCAGAAAAAGAAAGTGGTTCTTTTTATTCTTATTATAGAGAACTTACTAGTGTGAATTTGATCGCATGAGAATGACCCAATTCGCAGAAGAGATTGGTGCTTGCCTAAGTGACCCATTGTAATAACAAAACTAAACATAAATGAATACCCTCCTCGTGTCCCTCCAAAATGCGTTTTCAATTTCCACTATTATTTGGACAGTAGGTGAGATTCATTACCATATTATTAATAATATGTAAAGTATATGCGGCACACACTTGTTACTCTCTCTGTAATTTCTCTTACTTCCCTCGCGGGCGCTGGTATCGGCGTTGGATCATGGATTGCCATGTCTCAACCTAAGTAATCCAGTGTAATACAAAAACCAAACATTTTATGAACATCCTCATTGAATCCATTCAAAATGCTTTCACAATCTCCGGTATTATCTGGTCGGTGGGCGAGATTCATCACCTCATTACCAAGGGATAAAGATAAGAGACCCTATTTAGTTAATACACAAATGGCTTGTATGAACTATATAGCCTTTGATTTTGAAACCTCTGGACTACCGAGAGGAAGACGAAATACAAAAGTAACACAAGAAACTCTACCAAACTTTGACGGGTGTCGTGCGGTCAGTCTTAGTGCTGCTCGCTTTTCCCAGCGGGGTCGCCTCATCAAAACCTTTGATGCGATCATTAGACCCGATGACTTCACGATTGGTGAAGATTCTACAGCCATACATGGCATTACCCACGAGAGGGCTATGAAGGAGGGGCGCCCCTTTACCGAAGTATTTTGGGACTTTATGGATTTTATTGGACCTCGCACCAAAACACTTGTGGCTCATAATGCTCAATTTGATGTAAGTGTCCTTCAATCTGAAATACTGAGACACGGGTTACCGGAATCTCAAATAGAAAATCTTGTTTTCAGGTGCACTCTTGAACTTTACAAAGAGAGATTCATGGGACCTATCAAGCTCACGAGATTATATAAGGATATATTCGGTGAAGATTTTGACAACGCCCACAACAGTCTCGCAGATTCCATTGCGTGTGGTAAGGTGTATCCTTTCCTCATTGGACAAACGGAGAGGGAACTTAAACCTCTTCCCATCAAGAAAGTCATCATCGGCGCTTCGTCGGTTTCTTCAGCTATTGGTATCAACCAGTACAAGAAACCCCGAGAACTTGTAGAAGAGCTCTGGAAGAAGTACAGTCCCCAAACTTTCAGGGGGCAAACTAAAGAGGAAGAAGCCCTCGTTGTACTCAATTCCCTTGAGAGTACAAAAAAGATCCTTCAAGCCGCCGAGGGATTCAAGAGTGAGACCTCCACAGATGTCCAACAAGAGACGCGAAAGCTTTTCCACCAAATTGAACATTCCGGTCTCCTTCCGCAACAAATGGTTCAAGCTAAGGAACATATTCGCAAGACTCTCTACACTAACCACGGAACTCGTAACGAACAAAAGACTGCCAAGTTTGACAAGAACGCCGCGAACCTCGTTGAGGATGACACCTTTTACAAGTATGATATCTGTGTGATTGAGGGGACACTCTACCAAATTGTGGGGCGCCTTGACCGTATCCAGAATAACGAAGATGGATCACGAACCCTCGTTGAAATTAAGAACCGTGCCAGAGGTCTTTTCAACACGGTGAGAGATTACGAAGAAGTACAATGTCTTACGTATCTCGAAATGTTAGAAAACATTGAGTACTGTCGTCTCGTTGAAACGTATAACGAAGAATCGAAATCGTATCTCATTCAAAGAGATCATCCAAAATGGAAAAATGAAATTCTTCCCAAGCTTCAAAACTTTTGTGAACATTTTCATGCTCTCCTTAGCAAAAATAACTAGCTTAAAAGTTTTATAATATTATAAGATATACAAATACCAAAACTACCCACTACACAATGTGTCCATGGGTTCGAATCCCATTCCTAGCACATCAAACAAAATTTAAGCTAGGATGCCCGAGCGGTCTAAGGGGGTGGATTTAAGTATAAAATATTTGTATACATTAAGATGTATGATAAGAGACCCAGGCCTGTCAACACAAATAACAATGTTCCCTCAGCAAAGAGAATGAAGTTGATGGTTGATAGCGCAATCAATAAATTATCGAGAAATTTTAATAAAAAAGTTAACATTCCCAAAAATAAATACAATCTGGGTACGATTACAAATGTAAATGCTACTACTATGGGTGTAAGATTAAGTAGAAAATTTGTGGATGAACTTAAATCTATTTACAAAGAAACATACAAAAATCAAATAGAACATGTTGGGTCTGCAGAGTTTACAGTAAAAAATACATGGGGTTTTGTTAAATATACAAAACCAACTACAAGTACCAATTATAATTTTGGTAAAGTTACACCCAAATTAAAAGATTTGGATTCGTACATCGTCTATCATTCTCATCCAGTTCCACCTGGTCGAAATGATTTGTTCACTTTTCCGAGTCAAGCCGATTTTAGCTCGTATATATCTTTTTATCCATATGTACAGGCAAATATCATTATAGAGAAAAATGGATATTATGTAATTGATCTTGTAGAATCAGATCGATTTAATAAGCCAAATCTAAATAATGTTATGAATTTTTTAAAAAGAGATATTTTAGAAATGGGTGCATTTAATAAAGTTGAAGAAACGTATAGAAATATAAGATTTTGGAAATCTGATATAAAAACGTGGCAAAAAACAATCAATGGGTTTGTTGATCCCAAAATGCGGACAAAGTTTGGTATATCTGTAAGGTATTATACATACGACCAGTTAGCACCTATAACTCTCATAGATAAAACTAAAATAATGTTACCCTAAAAAAAATAAACACACCTTAACGTTATAATTCAAAATATTTATTGATGTATAATGTTAAGATGAGTATTTCTGAAAATATTTACATTTTATTATTATTGATGTCATATGTTATAAAAAAAGCGGGTACATTTAGTATGAAAGAAAAAGTCAAAATGATTGAATTTATTTCACATGTTGCACAAAACCCGGATGCTAATTCAAAAGACTTGCTACAAACATATATGCAAAGATTAACATGAATAATCTTCCGGTATTGCGCGTGGCGTAATTTTCAAATTCTTTTTTAAATAGTTTCTTTTCGGCTTTAATCATTGAGTTTACAACAATACCCGTAGACAGCGCCGCAATTGCGACAAAAGGTATATAGTGTGTTTGGTCAACAACATCAAGACCAGTCAAAACCCAATTTGACCCACCAAAAAATACACCATACATCGACGTTCTTCCGGCGATAACTTCGGTAAGTCTCAAACGCTTGTCGTATCTTTTATGTCTATTAGCATTTGCGGACACAATTTGCCTTTTTCTTTTCTGTATTCGTTGTATTGGTTTTAATAAAGAAAGTTGTTTTGTTGCACTGTACATTTAATAACAGTCATTTGTAATCTTTATATTTTTGGAAATATACATAAAAAAATAAAGCTAGATGAATATAAATGTACGCTAAAGCTATTTGCAGAAATGTTTTTTCCATGAGTTCTTTTTATGTTGAAAATGTGTGTAAGTGGATAAAAATGGCCGTATGGGATGCACCCAGAAGAGTCTATCTGGACATCGAATTAGAAAAAATGAAGATTGAACGAGAGGAGCAAACTGAAATTGAACGCCTAAGCCGGGTTGGTTCTCGTACTTATTCAAGTGAATAAATGGATTATATTCCACTTGTGACAGACGACTTCCGTTTTGCATTTTGTAAAGCTACAGAACCACTGTGTCCAGACGTGCAACGCATTATCTGGAAAAAACTTTTATACGAAGATATTAAGTTAAACATTCCTCCGACACCCCAAAAATGTCGTATAACATACTCAAGAGTTTCTGGGAACTTCTTGCCCCAGCACCTCCTCGGAGACCTACCCCCGACCCAATAATGCACGAGCATCAAGACTATGATGAAATCATAGCAGTAAATGAAGCCAATGAAATTATTGTTCTTCGTTTACCTAAGAAATATAGCCTAAGTTACTTATAGTTTTGTAATAATTATAATAAAAATATGGACAACTTCCGCCGTGAAAAGCTCGAAAATTTTCTGTTGAAGTGTCAAGATGTTCTCGCACAGTTCAAGAAAAAACGAAAAGATAACTTTGTTCGATACGGTGATACTCAGTATGACAGTCACGTTAAGCGTATTTTATCCCTTACTCACCGAGTTGAAGACGAGCTTCGTGGAATCGATGCGGTTCAATACAATAAGTCGGTCAATACTCTCTTCACAGAGTTTGAGATGATGAAACAAAACCTAACCGACATTCATCAGGAACTGGTAGATTATCTCCAAAAAGAATTTGAAAATATCGATAAAGAAGTTTGGTATGATCAAAATTTTGATAACTGGGTCAGATTACCACAACGACAAGAATGTGAATCATATCCATTTGAAGAGAGACTTCGTTATTCTAAGTGTCGCCTTGTAATGTTTGATCACATTGAACGAGAATGGAAAAGGAAAACCTTCCCAACTCTTCACAATAGGTTAGAATTTTTCTGATATGTAATAATAAGATGAAATGGAAAATTGTTAAATGTTTTTACATTCAAATGAAACAACAACTCACATTTTCAGTTCTGACAGATGGCCTCGTAACTTTCGTAAGAAACTTGATTAAAGAAGTTTTTCATGGAAAGTTAAATAAGGAGTTGATCCGTGGTATAAATAAAAAAGATGGTGCCAAGACCTCGTAAGATTGTTGAGAAGATCTACTACTACGCCACTGATTCCGACACCGAGATGGAAGAAGGCGAAGACCACGTTGCTCGCTTCGTCTTCCCGGATGGTAGTGATGAAGAATGGTTGAGTTCGGGCTCCGAATCTGAATCTGAAAGCGAAGCGACGACGGTAGTCTTTGATGACGATGACTGGAAACTCGAAGAGTCAGGCTCCGGAGTTTCAGACTCCGAAGATGGTACGGACTATGACTCCGAAACTGAACCAGAATCAGATTCTGAAGAACTTGATGAACCAAAGCCATACTACGGTAAAGGATTCCGTGTATATTTTGATGGTCATGAAGACAAGAAGTTGTTTATGAAGACTCTTGGATTTTAGAAAATCTAAGTTAGATAATGAATAAAAATGTAATGTTTATAAAAAATGCTTACTCAATTTGAATGGATCGTTGCCACCGGGGCTATATTTGCCTTTTTCACCTCTTTCGGAATTGGTGCAAATGATGTTGCCACTGCTGGGACTAACGCCGGTGCGGCCTACATATATGGAGGATATAGTTATTACATGTAACCTCCCCTTATGGATGTTCATAGAAGAGGTGTTAGAGTTTAGAATGTAGATATAGTATAGCATGACACATGTAAGAATAGGTATAACAGATGACACAACCCCCGAAGACATGGATCTATATTTTACACAACTTTGGCGACACAATAGGAAATTTGTTCTCGTGATTGACACGACGCAATGTTCAAATATATCTCTCAGACGTGCTATGAGAATGAAGTCTGTCCTCAATAAACATCGTGAAAACTCGAGGAAGTTTATTGATCACAGCGAAATACTTGTAAAAACTAGCCTCACCAAAAATATTTTAAGAATGGCTCTGTGTATAATACGAACAGAAAGACCAGCGCACATTCTAAAGGTAAAAAAATCTAAGTAAAAGTTAATCAACCTAAGTGAGGTGTAATTTAGTTTTTATTGTATAAAAAATGACTGGTGATCCAATTAATGATGATATCCAATGGCTTCTTCGAGAGCTTAAACAAGTAAACGAAGATCTCGAAGCAGTCCGTGTCTACTATGGCTTTATTGATCGGGGTAATACCGTGTCTTGTAGATATCAAGCTATCGGCGAAAAAACAGACACCTCATGGAATCTCTGTGACTATTTGAAAACACAACTTCTCATATTAAACGAGGCGAGAGATGATATACTTTTTGAACTCGAATGTCTAGATGAAACGAGACAATTTTAACCTAAGTGGATTTAGTTATTGTAATTTAACTAAGCAGTAAATCATCATGGAAGACCTTACCAGTCTTATGTCGATCATAGATACACTCTCCAAGTCTTTTCCTGAAGGAGATTATTTAAAAGCTTGTAACCACATGAAAAATTTATACAAAGTTGTACCGAGAGCAACTTCACCCGAAGTAAATTTACCAAGAATAAATACAAACCGTCGACCAATTCCTTTCCCTGAAAGTGAAAGTGACAGTGACGAAGATGACGGAAACGACTTTCAAATACGACCGAATGTGACAGCACTTACAGATGAAGTTTACAGACTTAGTACTGCTATTGGACGCTGTACAATGCAAATAAGACAAAGAGAAAGTCAACTTCGATACAGAAAAATAAAACAAAGAATTACGGCGGCGGTTAGAAAAGATGCTATTAGAGAATATGCACAAGAGTGTGGTTTGTTACGCTTGAGACAGTACACAATGGAAGAACTCCGTACAAGAGGTCACAATATACCTAATGAACGAATGTTTTACAAAGAATATTTGGAAAGATATAACATGCGTATACAGAACTATAACAATCATGCCAGGGAAGAGATTGTAGAGATGGTGAATTATCGAGAGACGCTGAAGCAAAGGTATAGAGACGCTCATACTTCACTCTATGGTAGACCACCCGCTTAATAATTCTGTAACTTTATTTGCTATCAAGTAACCAAGTAGTGGTGGAACGGCATTACCTATTGGTTTGTATGCAGACATTGTTGGTTTCTTCCCTGGATCAGTAAGAATAATATTAGGTGAAAATGTTTGAATGAGTGCCGCCTCCCTCACTGTAAGACGTCTTTCATCTAGTCCTTCTTCATTGTTAATACCATTTACATGTCTTCTAAACTCTATGTTACCATGATGTTCTGCACGCATGGTGGGACCGAAATCATCCAAGCAAATTTCTTTTTGGCCCTGTCCTCTTTCGAGTTTTGCTGCTTTTGAAAAAACTTGTTGTGCTAAATCCGGTGTTTCGGATGGTTCTTTCAAATGTTTAAAGTAGTTTCCCAAAGTGCATTTTTTTTTATTGTAATCTATTATGTTCCAGTTTTCTGACATATTGTTCTTTCTAATACCCATAATAATAACACGCCACCGTGTTTGTGGGATGCCATACTCTTCACATTTAATTAACTGATACTTTACTTCATATCCTGCATTCGAAAAATCATTCACTATTTGTTTTATAGGTTCACCTTTCATGGTCAATAATCCATTTACATTTTCAGCGACAAATATCTTTGGGTTTACACGTTTTACAACTTCTACAAAACATTGGTAAAGCGTTCCTCTCTGACTTTCTAACCCCTTTCTCTTACCAGAATGACTAAAATCTTGACACGGAAACCCACCACATACAATATCTGCATCCGGAAATTGATAATTTTCTTCTAACAACGTGCGTATATCTTTGGAAATATAGTTGTGTGACCACCCATTCCATTCCGCAATTTTTTTAGCTGACGGCAAAATATCATTTTGCATCACAACTTCAAACGGAAGTCTCTTGAGGTGAACAAATCCGTCAACACACGACTCTCGGTCTATGAATCTTTCATCGACACTTTCTTTATGAACTTCTATATCTTCGGCAAATCCTGCATCCATGCCACCCATACCAGTGAAGAGTGATAGAAGTTCGTACATTACCTAAGTTAAGGTTTTAAACTTTAAATAACAAAGTAAAAAATGAGCTTGTCAAGAAAAATTTGTAATTTGTTTAGAAACAAAAATGCACAAGCTGATTATATAAAACTATTACGTGATTCACATGCTGAATCGTTGCGTGATGGAAAGTTAACTATGGATGTAGGTACAAGCCGTGAGCGGGACCTTATTACAGTTTTATGTAAGTATTTTGGGCGTGACTGCATAAACTGGAGTATTCCTTCAGATTTTTCAGAAGATGTACTCATTGAAAATAAACCAGTTTCTATCAAACACTTGACAACGACACAAAGAAACAATTGTAGTACTCTCCCGAGTTTTAAAATAAAATGGACATCTAACGCCGATGCTGCCGAAAGACACATTGAAGAATATATCGAAAGTGAATGGACTGATTATTTAATAATATCAGAGATAGACAACATGGGTGTGACTGTAAATGTAATTTCGCCATCACAAGTGAACAAAATTATAAAGTTTCTAAAAAGACGGGCATTCAAAAAAATTTCTAGGAAAAATAACATTCGTGGAATTGAATTTTCCGAAATGACGCTTAATCTTTTGAAATATTTTTGCAAAAGTATCCGTTTTAAGGCGGATGTCTTTAGTCGTCTATTGGATCCAATAGATAAAAGACTCTATAAACTTACTTAGACAAGACATGGTTATGAACATTAAGATGAAAGAAGATCTCCGTGATGTTATGCGCATCGTCGATGAAAACTGTACACGGTTACCCGAGGGTGACTATTTGGAAATATGTAATCGATTGCAAAAGATCTTCAAAAATAATGAAGATCGAGAAATGACACCTCTAAATGACTATACTAACTTTGATATATTTACACATGATCAAACTGACCGAGCACTTGATTACTTTTATAATCATTATTATTCTGATTTAATCGAAACCGATATCAATTTTCTTGTATATCAAAAAGGGTACCTGGAAGAAGAAAGGGATGAACATAAACCCATACGACGTATTTCTAAAACTGTAAAAACTGACGCAATCCGGCACTATTGCTGGCTGCATAATTTTGCATTAGATGAGTACACGGAAGAATGTCTTAAAAATTTTCAAGATGAAAACGGTTTTGATATAGGTGAAAATGGTACACCCTTTACAGTGGCGGTTAAAAGACTATATAGGTCATATATTGAATTAGAAAACATATATAGAAGTTTTTATTGTGAATCTATAGATAATAGAATTCAAAAGATCAATAAATGGATAGAAAATTTTAGAGATATGTAATTTGATAAGCATTTAAGTATGTTGCAAACATAGTCCATATGGCCAAAGGTATCATCAGCTTTTTGTCATCGTTATCTAATTTATATACAACCTTCCAAGAAAGTATAGAAGCTGACAATAGAACCAAAGTACTAAGTTCTTTGTTATCCATGCAAGAATAAACATACAACCATGAACAACAAAGACCTATTATCATAGAAAATAACAAGTCCATTTTAGATTTTTGCCATGCGAAGCCGGTTGTCAAATATAACAGCGGCCACACAATAGCAAACACCCAACCTGGTGGTCTACCTGGCACATTTACAGCGGATTTTTCCAGTGTGTTGCAATATTTGGATGTTAAAATATTTGTCAAAGAAATAAGTATACCAGGGAGAAACAGTCTCATCTTAATATACATTTATATTTTTTTGTATGCATATAATATAATGGCCTCGAGTGATATAGTAGTTCTTTTGTTTTTGTTGTGCTGTTGTTTATCTTCTGTGGCTGCATCTGCGGGTCTTTTTTGGAATTGTAATGACAGATCATGGGATATAAATAATTTTCATATAGATAATTGTACAAATTTTGACTTTGGTCCGTCTCCGTCTCCGTCTCCATCTCCATCTCCGTCTCCAGCAGACGAACAGGATGTGGCACCTTCTCCGTCAGAGGGTAGTAATACGTCAGGGTATGCGATAAAAGAGTATTACAAGGTTAAATAAAATATGAATATATATTAATGATAGCTATCATCTTACTTGTCGCATTACTTTTGGCGGCTGCTTTCTCTTACTACAAGGGTTGGATTAACCTCGACTTTTTGAAAAAGAAAGAAGACACAGAACAACCGACACCGGATATGGCTCCGGTGGGTGGGGGTGATGGTACGACAGTGACACGTGAAGACACCCAGCCCACGGGCCCAACTATAAATTTCGACGGGGTCTCTAAATCTAATTCAGAAGGTGATGTTGATAACACAGAGGGATACATGATTGGTGGAAGTAGTTTTTTGTAAATATAAAATATAACTATAAGATATATTAGAATGAGTGACATAAGTTCTCCAATTAAGCTAACAATTACTTGGAGTAATGGCACTGGATTTTCTTTAGTGAAACGAGTAAGACTTATAAAGATGTTCGGTTCCACTGAAGACATTGTTTCCTTTTCCAAAAGTGACAGCGCTGATGAGAGCTACTTCACAGATAACGCTACCGGTTTGACAGCTGATTTTGTCATTGAACGATCTACGGAAAGTGTTGGTGCTCACAAGATCAATGCCGAATACAGTCTCACGGATGCCGGTGATTGGACGGCATTCCCGGGTGGTGAGTTGTCTGTCGATATTTCTTCGACGGATATAGACACCGACTTTAGTGAATTTGAAGCTGGTGAGGTTTCTTACACCCCGGGCGCTGGAAGTGGATTTACGGCGGAAATTAACGTTGAGTCGATTGAATATAACGTGAAAAACGGTAAGGGTGTTAATGTTTTCGGTGGCCGCATTTCTTTCATCCCAGGATCCATTACTGATGCTTATTATATCATAAAGAATGATAAGTTCCTTGTCAAGGCGGCGGATGACAGTCTTTCCTTTACTGGAAATACAGTTGACCAAGCTTCGAACTTCTTCAACATCAAAACAACCATAGGTCTAACTGAATACAACTTCATTACAGCGGGTAAGGGTATTACTGATAAGATTATTAACTATGGATCAGGTGGTCTTAATATGTTACTCTTTGGTGACATATCTGATTTGAGTGAGTCTAATATGACTGTCACTCTCTATTCGTAATCACGGATTGTTACACCCACAGGAAACCGTGGTACACCAAGCGATGTTAAATTTTGAAATCTAACGGTAAGTTGTTTACCTATATGTTTATCCTTTTCTCTGTAAAATCTCTCACGTTCCTTAATGGTTCCTTCTGGTTTTACAGTGAATTCTTGATTATTTACAGTCTTACAAACCCACACGACAGCATCTGCATCTCTCCCGTGACCCGTTTTAGCACCAACAATTTCGTATTCCTCTGTTTGAAATTCCTTGAATTTGAGAAGATAGTTGCTCCTTTTCCCAATTTCATAAACACTTGTCACCTCACGAATCATTATACCCTCATGCCCCTGATCAACAAACTTTCTGTGATATTTTGGAATTTCTTCCTTTTTAGAAATAAGTAAAGTTTCTACCCGAATGGGTGTCTTCTCTTTGAGTATTTTTTGTCTTTCTGCAAATGGAAGATCGGGTCTATCCGTATTAAAGTAATCAAATGCATGAAACTCCAAACTTTTTGGGTCCATTTTAAAAGCACTTGTTAATTCTTCAAATGTCATATTTGGAGCATAACATTCTCCATCTAACCACTCACCCTCATTCAATTTTTCGGAAAGATGTCTCATACCATTTACAATTTTACCCGTTCTAGAAAAACAACCACCCAAAGAAACCAAAAGACGAACACCATCCAATTTGGGTTGGACGTAAAAAGGTTCGGAAATATACTTTTTTCGGTCTTCCCATTTGTTTGCCAGCATTGGTAAAATTTGTAAAACTTTAGTTTTTTCGTTGTTCCACATGGTTTGAGCTCTAGATATAGCTTTATCGTAACCAGTTTTAACATTTGTTCTTGATACTGTGGTTTTGTCACTTCCAACCATACCAGTAGTCTTTACAATGTCAGCAGTTCCATTACCCAGGTCTTCTACACGAATGTCGGTAAAGCGTTTACGTCCGTTTTTGTCTTCTTTGATAATTCGTTCCATTTTACAATTAATTAATTTCTCAACTTTAAATAGATGACTTCAATTCCAGTTGTAAATTATGGTAGAATGGAGCGACTTAGGCTGCCAGAAGACACATCCGTGCCATTGAATTTAAACACATTCTGTGTTATATTTGTTATATTATGTTTGATTGGTATGTATAAAAGGTACATTGATATCAATCAATATCGTGAGCGATACCATACTTAAGACATTTTGTGGGTTCTAAATATAGATCCTTTTTCATAAGTTTATTAAGTTTCTTTTCCGGAATTTTAGATCTGGAAGTATATATCATTTTAATCATAGCCATGAACTTATCACATGTCTTCATTTCGGACTTGAGTTCTTCATATTTACCCCAGAAATCAGTAGAAAGTTGATGAATTAACATATACGCATTTCGACCAATAAGTCTCTTTTTACCGCCCATGAACATGAACGTGGCCGCACTACAGCACGATCCTTGTGCAACAGTGACGACTTCAACTCTTGACTTTTCCAGAATGTTCATTGCCGCAAGACCGGCAAACATATCACCGCCTTCACTCATTATATTAACCTTGATTGAAGGTTTGTAATCACTTAAATCGGCGGCTTTCTTTAAAAGATCAATCTCCAAAATCTTAAACTTTTCCGTGAATTCAAGAATACTTTCGGGGGTCACTTCAGAATAGAAAAACATCTCATTTCCAATAACTTTAGTGGTTTCCGCTTCTTCTTCAATCTTTTCTTTCTCTTTGTTCAATTTCATGTTTGATTGCTTTTTTTATTTTGGTAACGTCTCTTTGTTTTAATTTACTTGATAATGATATGTGGTTCATTATGTCGAACTTTTGAGGGGTGATATTGTAATCCATGAGTATACCCATGTTACCCACCTCGGCATACTTTTTCAAAAGACAGAGTTCGTCAATTCCGATAGAAGTATTTGATTCTTTTGTAATTTCCTTTAATTTTTGACGTCTCATTTTATAATTTCCGTGCTTTGTCCAGCATTTACCAGGTCTAATTTTATCGATTTCTACAGCTTTCTTCATTGCTCTTTTGGGTAACACCACTGCATGGAATATGAAATAAGGCATGAGACACCAGTTTCCACTGTACATTTCCGTGTCGTATATGTCACACAATGAAAATGACTCGGCACATCTAGACATATCTATACCTTGTGAACTTGGATAGTTTTCTTGAAATACATGCCACACATTACCGTGTTCCGATATATATTCTATTATTTTAATTTTTTCATTTGATGATAACGTTTCATATATAAATTCTTTTGAAGTTTGTATAAAATCTTTATTGTCAGAACCACCTAAATATGAAAAAAAGTTTCTTATGTTGCCTCGTGATTTTATAGCCATTTGTAATATTTTAGACATTTCGTGTTGATTATCATGAACCAAAGTTGCGAGTATTTCAGGTTTCTTTGTTTCAATTATGATTGTTTTGAAATTTGGATAAAATAACATTTGATCACTAACAACTATAAACGAACCATTTGTTACTTTATTACCATCTGAGACACTTTCTATCATTCTTTTATACACGGTAACATCTGGTAAATAGTCTTCTATAAAAATGTGTTTGTTTGAATTCTTAACAAATGTTAAAAAATTGCTATCATTTTTTAAATGATCAGTTTCTAATTCAATTGAGTTTGTCTTATTAACTAACATGTTAAGCAAATATGTTTTACCCACACCAGGTCTACCACACAAGAATATATTTTCATTATTTTCTAAACATTCTTTTAACAAATTATATTCTTTCTCATGAATTGTAGATTTTTGTTCATCTTTTTTTTCACTATTTATTTTAATGAAGCAATCCATTGATGATCTTACTAATGAGGCAATAGATATAGTAATGCAGAATAACGCACTACAAGAACGTATCGTAGAACCTTTAAAATACAAAATTTTACGATATGTTGTTTTTATGTCGGTGTTTAACATTATAATTTTGTTACTTATTCTTCTTCTTGTGTATCGTCTTGTGTTGGCTCAACCACTACTGACTGCAACTCCACTCTCTGCGTAAGTTCTTTAATGACACTACGTTTCTTGAGATCTTCTAGTTCTTTTTTTGTTTCATCAGCCTGTTCAGTAAACTTTGCATCACCTTTCTTCACAGTTTCCATTGCACTGTCTTTTGCTTCTTCTACAACATCGAACACTCCACCAACATCGAACACTCCACCACGTATCTTTTTTAGTTCATTTCGAAGTTCATCTTTTGATTTGTCACCTGTTGGAAGTAATCCCTTCAGCTGAGATATCACTGTACTTTCTGTTATAGCCTTGAAAGGATCTATTGGTTTTATATGCATAATCTCTGGCTTTGTTAAATATTCATCCGAGGGGAAGTCACGCTCAAATGCCATGAGAACGTCATTTGGTACAGGTGGACTTTGTTCCAACAATCTATCGTATTCAGCTCGACACTCTTGTACTATTTCTTTACCGTCTTTTGTTCTTTCTTTCAATGGCAAAGATAATTCTAATCTAATTGTTCTAGAAAGCTTACCATAAGCAAGCGACGCGACACGATGACTCTCCATTAATTCATTTATTTTCAAGAATTGCATTATAGTCGCAATCAACCCGGCAATCAAATTCAAACCACCGATTATACTTGGTACAGATGACTTTATAGATGATGGAAATTGATCCTGGGCAAAGTTTGCAGTACCGGTGACGGTCGACAACACAATCACGGGGAGGGTAAAACGCATACTCAATTTTTTGTACAATAAATACGCACGGTGATTCATGTACCTATAGCAAGCAGATGCCTCACCCCAAGCTTTCAATATCTTTTCATGCTGGGGGTGCCAGACTTTTGGAAGCTTAACTTTTTCTTTGTCCATATTACAATAGATGAACATAATATTTACAGTTCATCTTATACTTTTCATTTCACTGTTTGTAATTCCTTTCAGAAATAACGAAAAACATTTACAATTTTATTCTATTTTGATTCCATTTCTTTTTTATCATTGGTCGGTTAATAATGATTCTTGTGCCCTGACGCAATTAGAAATGTATGTAACAGGAGAAGATAAAGAAAAGACACTCATGGGTCGTATTGTTGGTCCAATATATAAAATGGAAGATACAGAGGCAAATAATTTACTAAAAACAACACTTTTTGCATTATGGGCTTTCGTACAACACAGACTCGGAAACTTTGACTGGATAAAAGAAAACCTAAATAAAAAATTAAATAAGTTATTTTAAGATGACTTCCTGGTCCGAAGGTGAAATAAAGCGCTTCGAAAAGGAATTATCTTTTTACGAGAATACAGAAATCCTTGATCCGTGTACGGGAGTTCTTAGGTCAAAGATAATTAAGCTCTTATTAAATTATCACAAGGGAATCTTTCAGTTAAGCACTTAAAAATTTTGTCACAAGTAAATATATACATGAACATCGATTACGACATCGAGCGTTTGGAAAATTTGCAAGCTCTCAATGAGAAAGCTTTCGAGGAGAAGACTGCTGTCATCTATGAAAGAATTGACAAGTTGGAAAAGCAGTTAGACAAATCTTCCAACCAGCATAAAAGACACGTTATTCTTACTAGAATTGATTTTTACGAAAATGAAATTTCAAAGCTTCATCATGCTCTCGAAATAGTAACCACGGACATGGAAAACAAACTCAAAAAAATGAAAGAAATCCGTGATGAACAATTGGAAAAGAAGAAACAGAAGACAGAGTCACTGGACTACAATGTTAAATATTTAAGAGAGGCTATTTCTAGGAGAAACGTAAACGAAATTTACAGCATGTTTGAATCAGTTGTAAATTGTATCGATATACTTGAAAAGCGTGCTAAAGATTGATAGTATATCTGAATTTATCAAAAAAATGAACCGAATTTCTAAAATTGTAATATTCAATCATACATATTGCATCAGCAATGTCATGTTTTCTTTCATATGGAATTTCTGTTTCCAAATGTCTACTTGCAATTTTAGTAGTTCTCTCTTTTCTTTGATCATAGGTTAAATGTCTCATACCAAAGTGTGTATGCATACTATTAGGTGATATAAGTATGACCCTATCCTTGAACATATAATGTAATAAAGTTTCTATGTTTGTGAGTCCGCCAGGTGGTTGTCTTTCTATAAGGATTTTGTCCGCTGCTTTAAATATGTAATGATGGTCATCTACAAATAAAGGGACTAAATCTACGATGTCATTTGAATAAATATGTTTATAATCTTCTAGACTTACTTTCTTTATATACTCTACATTTATCTTGGCACCGACACACTCAGCCAAAACCAAGGCCATGTTATGATACCCTATATCAATAGACAGTATCTTCATACTTTAATTATAATTTATTTTTTTAATATCATCTTTATTATAAATGAAGAACAAAACAAAAAGTAGGATTTTGTACAGTCTTGTCATTGTCCTTCTTGCCTATATAGTGTATAAATGGTATAACTCCAGTGTGGTTGAAGTGGGTATTCCCATACCCGTACCAGTAGAAGTCACTTCTTATGCAAATCAGTCACCGGAGTACAGAGATCCACCTATAAAGGAATACAAACCCGGACACATACAGCAGATGGGGGTATTGTTAGGTGACAACGACGAAACCCTACCCCTCTTCGGTAAGGAAGTCAGTGGTCGTAGAGATAGATATCATTTCTATACGACTACAAACGGTGAGAATATTTATCCTTTGCCCATATCTTACCAAGACCGAGATTGTATGGATGACATAGGATGTCAGGAGTTATATGGAAATGAAACAGTGTCTGTTACAGGTAAATCAGGGGATTATAATGTTCAAATGTACAGGACGGATAATTTCTTTTAACATAAATTGTTTTTGAGTTTGTGTAATGCATCATATTCTAAAAGTTGCATACCACCCCCAGTCTTCGAATGTTTAGATTTTATATTAAGTAGTTCGCGCACTTGATCATCGTCCAGTATGTGTAGAAATTCTCTCTTAGCATACAGGTCGTCCATGTGATTTACTTCTTTTTTAGCTTGTACATATGGCCATGTATGTTTTCTTAATAAATAGACTTCTTCTTCGAGTTGGTGTAGTCTTGGAATCACGATTTCACGTATAAATTTACCCAGTTGTTCCGGAGAATCATTCCACTTAAATTCGTGTTCACTCATGTATTAAAAATGTTTTACATCTTTAAGATATGCTACGATATGCCGCTCTAAATCATGAACTAACTAAAATTGTAAGACACGTAAATAAATGCGGTTCTAAAGTTATATTAGATTACGCTCGTGAAAATTGTAGCTTAGAAGATGCAAACTATGTGAGTGATGTTAACATGAAAATAATACCAACCATTCCCAGTTCAATGATTGCTTTGAAAATGTCATCATTTGGATCAAAAACATCACCCCACAGGGCTGAATCACATATAAGAAAAATTATTCAACATTCTATAAAAAATAGTGTTAAAGTTTGTATAGATGCTGAAGAAGTTATCTATCCAAAGACGTGTTACGACTTAATGTTGGAATTTAATAAATATGATTTAAATGTGTTTAAAACATATCAAATGTACAGAAAAGATGCATTAAAAGAATTAGAAAGTGACATACTGGCTTCTCAAAGAAATGATATACAATTAGGAGCTAAGCTTGTAAGAGGGGCATACATAGGAAAACAACTTAATTTATTCAAAACAAAAGAAGAAGTCGATGCATCATACAGGCGTGCTTTAGAAATAACTCTCAATTCTAGTGATAATGTGCACACACTTGTAGCTACACACAATGCAGATGATATCAAATATACAAGAATGTGTCCACACAAAAGATATAAAATAGCACAATTGCTTGGTATGAATAATGATTTTCCAGATTATGTTTATATGCCATTTGGTTCTTTATACGAAGTTACACCTTATTTATTACGAAGACTCATCGAAAGAAGTAAATGGTGTTAAAAATATTATTGCAAATATATTTAATGAGAACTATCAAGAGGTTTGGATATTTTAGCAATGATTGGGTACCCAGTGCCAAACGTATTAGAAAAAACATTGTTGCCGCCCATAAAAGTGAAGATGTGTATCACGAAATGAAGAAAAACGAAATAACACGTGTCGCTCTTGAACAAATTTACATATCACCATGTGTAAAGGAAACAAAACAAATTACACCCAGACAAATGCGTCTGAAATTGATACTTCATGAAGCACTTGATATAGCGTATGCAATTTGTGAACATGGTGATATAGAAGAATGTAAATGGGCGTGGGAGATGGTTGACGAAATTGATGACGCAGCTACACGAGCTGGTGTTAGGTACGAGTAAAAGTTATTCCGAAACGTGATTGCATGTATCGTTTAACATCTTGAAAGTTGGGATAACTCCACAGATACCATCTCGACCAAAATCCAGCGGTATCTATACCTCTTATAGACCAATCTTCCTTATCACTTCTCTCAATTTTTAACATTTGTTTATGAACTTTTGAAGCATTTTTCTCTTTGAGAATACTTGCTGGTATACGCCCACCATGTCTCTGAACGTATAATCGCATTCTAAGTGGATTCTTGTGTTTGGTGTAGTCTGAATATCCTCTGGCACCAAAATCAACAGTCTTATTATCTTCTAATATTGCTCTAAATTTCTTTTTCGAATCTGGACTACGAATAATTCTAACTCGCATACTTATATTTTACTTACAAATTATTTTTGGCACATGGAGCAGTAACCTTCGCTTTTTTTACCCAAGAACTTTTCTTCCTTGCCACGCTTTGTGAGAAAGAGGTGATCATACACATGAAACAAACCAAGGGCGACAGACAGAATGGCGAGTGTCTGCTTGTTGAAATTTTTGTATCTGAACGCAGTGTACAAAATAAGACTCAAGATCACGAGTTGAACTAACGTAAGTTTGGGCATGACAAATCTTTTTTCGAGACTATCAACACTTTCTGAGACAGACGGGGCATACTTTTCAGAGCGTTTATATCCAGGCATTTTTATAATAGAATAAGAAAATAATGTCTTCCCTGTGGATTCCAATAATTTTATTACTTTATGATTATCTGAAACTACCGATAGACACATTGTATTTTTCTAATCCTTTGAGACCAATTGTTGGAATAAGAAATTCAATAATTGATTTATTTATGTATAAAAGTTTTTATAACGTTTATGATTTTCCAGGTTTATGGAAAGTAAAAGCAAATTTTGAAACAATAAAAACAACATTTGAACAAAATGTCGACAAAGTTCCAAAGTATTATTTTCATAAACTTGATAAATGGTTCAAGAAAAACAAAAAATATTATTATTACAAAGTTAGTGATTTTCCAGAAATACAAAAAATAATTGATGAAATACCATGTGTGGATAAAACAACTGGTGTCTTTGCTGTCATGGATGCCCCAATGTGTATACCACCTCACAGAGCCGAAAGTAACACACAACTTAGATATCATTTAACAATAAAAAGCGGCAGAGATTGTGTTTTACATACACCAAATAAAAGACATACACACTTCCCTGGTGATGAAATACTATTTGATCATTCAAGATACCACAAAGTAACCAAGAGGGGGTACATGAAGCGTGTTACTTTAATACTAGATGTGAACAGGTTTTGGTAACCTAAGTTATAGTCTTTAAATTAAAATTTAAGTTTAAAAAATAATAAATGTCAACTGTCGAAGAACTCAGGGAAATTATCAAAAATTTAGAGGAAGAGATCACCAGGCTTAAGGCTGCGTCAACGATTACCTCACAATGCGAAGGCGTTACTGGGAAAGGTACACCTTGCAGAAACAGAGCATTACCTGGCTTCATACACTGTCGTTTACACAAAGACAAACCACCAAAAGTAAAAAAGACTGGAGTAAAAGAAAAAGTCAAGAAAGTTGCAAAGGTTCACCCAGAGCATACTCACAAGATTGGTGAAGTCCCGACACAACCATGCCCTCTTTGCGAAACGCATGGTGATGTATTTGATCCTAATGTGACACATGTGTGTTACGAATCACCAAAGAGACTTTGGTGTGATGAGGCTAGTGATGATGATGATCTCCCAGAGCTCACCGTGTAAATAATAAAATTTACTAAAATTATGGGGGACATGGAAGAGCGTATAAAACTTGTAGCTTTATTTGGTAATATGATGTGTTTAATTGATTCGATTTTCCACAAAAAAATATAAATTAATAGTAATGATAACAGGGGGACATATATTTGTATTGTGTTTAATCCTTTTGTTGATATATTTACTTTTTAATAAAAGTAAACGTGAAAAATATGAATACAAAAGTCACACC